GATATTCATAATTATGGTATGTATGGCAATGCTTTTGGTAGGAAACGTTTTAAGATGCCTAAACGTCAATTTTTAGGTTATAGTAAAGTTTTAGATAGAAAATTAGAATCTTATTTTAGAAATAGAATTAATAAAATATTCAAATGATAAATAATTTAATAGGCAAAGGAAACGTGAACCAACAATTAACTTGTAGTTGTTATTATTTTACTCATATACTGATAAATAAAAATAATTTAGGTTTAAACTATTGCCAGATATTTTATTTTGGGCTTAATTAATAAATAAATAATTTGTATATTTGCATTAATGGAATACAACGTGGATTCAATACTTATTAAAAACAATATATCATTAGATGAGTTTAATAATATATTTAAAGAATCTACATTTTTTGATGTGATTAGAAATAAAATTGGATTTGGTAATACAAATAGAGTAATATATTTATATATTTAATTTGTATATTTGCATATTATGACAGAAAAAGAATATAAAGAAAAACTTACTCTTGTTAAAAAGTGTATTTTATTTATGGTCGTTTCAATTATTTTATTTTTAGTTATTTATATTAATGTCTAAACTAACTTTATATAACTCATTAAAAACTGATTTAACAGCTATTAGTGGCATTAAAAAAGTGTTTTTATGGAATAATCAATTAGAGAGAGAAAATGAAGAAAATGCGTTTTTATATCCATCTATTGGCATAGAGTTTTTACCATCTAATTACTTAGATAAAGGTAAATTAGCAGTTAGTCAACAATACGATTTAATAGTACGTTTACATATTTTATTTGAATCTTATTTAGATGAAGATGCAACTATTTTAACATTAGCAGATACAGTTTGGCAAACGGTACATAATAAACAATATAGTACTTTTGGTAAGTTATTAAGACGTAATGAAGAGCAGAATTTTGATCATCCAAACGTACAAGACTACATACAAGATTACGCTACTTTAGGTAACGATAATCAAACACAAAATACTACTTTAGAAACATTAACACCTAACTTAACTACTGAAATAGTAGCTCCAGACGAAATATAATGGCAAGGTCAATACAAACAATAGTAGCATTATTAGATGCGGAACAGGCAAATCAAACAGATTTAAGTACTTTAAATAGTACTTCTAATTCTGCTATTTATACATTATGGAAGTACATTGTAGCTACTCAAATGTATTTACAAGAAACGCTTTGGGATATATTTAAAGCAGACATAGAAGCTAAAATTAAAGCTGCTGCTGTTGGTTCTGATGCATGGTTACAATCAAAAGTTTTAGAGTTTCAATATGATTCAGTTACTCCACAAGTTTTAACGGTTGGTAGTGATTTTTCTATTAATTATACAACAGTAGATGCTACTAAAAGAATTATTACACGGTGCGCAGTAAATAGAACTTCACAAAGAACTGTTTTAGTAAAGGTAGCTAAATCAGATCCTCCAGTTGCTTTATCAGCTCCTGAATTATCTTCATTAGAAGGTTATTTAGATGATATTTGTTTTGCTGGAGTTAATTATATTGCTAGTTCTTTAGCTTCTGATAAATTATATTTAAAAGCTGAAATTTTTTATGATGGTCAATATGCTTCAACCATTTCTACAAATGTATCTTTATCAATTAATAATTATTTAGCCAATTTACCATTTGATGGTAAAGTAAAAGTAATGGGATTAATAGATGCTATTCAATCAACAGAAGGAGTTACAGATGTATTAATACAAGATTTAGCCATTAGAACAGATGCTACTGCATTTGCAAGTAAAACATATATAGTACAAGGTAACACAACATTGATACCATTATATCAGTTAAGTGCTGGCTATATTGTTGAAGAAACTACTTCAGGAGAAACATTTGCGGATAAATTAACTTTTACAGCTCAATAATGTCAATATATAATTATGATAATGAAATAGTAGCAGAACAGTTAACCCCTCCTGTTTTAAGAAATCCTAAAATGTTAGGATGGCTATATACTTTAACATATGCTATTCAAAATAAATGGAGTTTAATTTTTGAAGATTATAAAACTGGTTGCTCATATCCTGCATGGGATTTAGTAGCTGCTTATAATGTAGGTGATAGAGTTATTTATGAAGATAGAAGTATTTATGAGTGTGTAAAGGCTTCGCTTGGATTTTATCCTTACGATACTGAACATTGGGAAAAAGTAAATGATTCATTTATAGGTACGGATGAACGTATAAAATATACATCACAAAAATTAATTTTTGAATTAGCTTTAAACACATTCTTTAGAACTACTGGCATTTTTATAACTAATAATTTTGTAAATGCAAACACTAACTTTGTAATGGGTGGCAGCAGTCAAACGTCTTCTGTAATGCCGTTAAACAGTATTAATCAAATTGATTATATGGGATATTCACCTTATTATTTAATTTATCCTTATGATTATGCTATAAATTTTCCAATAGCAGATTTTACAGCATTAGGGACTACTACAGAAGCGGATTTAATTATAAAAAACTTTGCAGATAAATATAATCTACACGGGATGCAATATAACATAGTAACATTTTAATACATTATGAAAAACATAGACATATCACAAATAGTTGAGCCAACGGCACTACAACCATTTACAGCTAATTCACTTAAATTTTTACAAGATTATAATTCAGAAGATAAAGCTGCTATTATAAAAGCATTAGTAATAACTAATTTAGGTTCATATTCATTAACAGTTCCTTATGTTATTAGTGGATGTACAGTAAGTGATTCTGGTAAAGATGTTACTGCTGGAGAAATTTTTTACGGTGGCGCTTTCTATGAAACAACTGCTATAAATGGAACTACTAATATAGCTAGATTTATAAAAACAAAAACACAAGATGCAGTAGCAGATCCTTTAATATTTACAGACAGTTCATCTAAATCAGTTCACGATATTTATAAATACGTTGCTACAGATGTAGCAAGTGGTGGAGATTTTACATCTGCTAATCTAGTTAGTTTATATGGGACAAGCGTTAATGTTCAATATACAGAAGCTACAAGTACAATTACAGGCACTTCTTACGCAGACATAACTGGATTTTCTCATACAATTACAGTAGATGGTAAATATGAAATAACATTAAAAACAAATGCTTTTTTAGATGAAACTGGAACTGGGGCAATTATAGGACAAGGTGAATTTAGATTATGGAATGATTCAGATTCAGTTGAATTAGATTATGCAAGTTGTAAATTTCAGCTTGATATTGCCGCAATTCCTTATAGATTAAATACAAATAATACGGTTATTTGTACTTGTTTGGTAGATTTAACGGTAGGGAAAGTAATAAAAGCACAAGTTAAAAAAACAAGCGGAGTAAATGTCGTTTTAAGTACATCTAAATTTATTATAAAGAAGATTGAATAATCTTTTCTTTTTTTTGATAACCGTTTGAATACGTTGTTATCCTAATAGTTAACCCTTCATTATTTGAGGGTTTTTCTTTGCCATAAATATCGTAATATTTAACATTAACTATGTCGCTTTTATCATATTCTTTAATTCCAACAGTAGAACGAATATAAAATGATTTATAGTTTCCAATAGTTGCATTAGAATAAATACGAGCATTACCAGACCCCATAATTGGAAGTATTTTAACTTTATGTATAAAAGTTCCATTACCATTATGTGTAAGCATCATACTAGATAAATACATGCAATCCTGTAAATATGTAGATGTCCATAGCTGTAAACGGCTCATTCCATTACTACCATTGTTAGCTGTTTTAGTAAATACAATACTAATAGTATCATTTACATTAACGGTATCAGTTGCACTAATTATTGTAATATAATCAGTTAATTGAGCATTACATAAGTTGCTTATTAATGCTAGTATTAGTGTTAGTTTTTTCATTTTAATTTTATTTTATCTATTAAATATTGTTTTAATGCTTTAAAGTCTAAAGTACTTGCGCTAATTGGCAAAGCATCCATTATAGCATAGTGTATTTCTATAATCTCTTTAGCTGTTGATGCTTCAATTTTTTTTTTATTAATACAATCGTTTAAAAACTTATTCTTAGTTTGAGATTGAAGATAAGTTGTAATCCTTACTTTATAAACTTCTTTTTTATAACTTAAAATGGCTTTACGCTTATCTGTTAAACTTTTTTCTTCTCGTTTACTCATTTAGTTGTAACAATAGTATTATTATAGCAAATATAGTAATTAATTTTGTATAATGGATTTTAAGTACATAAAAAATATTAGTGAAGATGAAGCAACTATTTTACTTTATAGTCAAATAGGGGATTCAGTTGATGCTAGTGGTAATTATGTATCTGGTATTTCTGGCAGTGCTTTTGCATATGAAATGCAGTATTTACAAGATAAATGCAGTAAAATTAAGGTACGAATTAACTCTATTGGAGGTTCTGTATTAGATGGATACTCTATTGTATCTGCTATTCTTAATTCAAAAGTACCTTGCGACACTTATATTGATGGTTTAGCTGCTAGTATTAGTGGTGTAATTGCAATGGCAGGTAAAAAGTGTTATATGGCAGATTTTGGAACTTTAATGCTACATAATCCAAGTGGAGTTAATGATAAAGATGTTTTAGACTTAGTTAAAAACACTTTAGTTACAATTTTTGAACAACGCACAAAATTAACTGCTGAAGAAATATCTACTATGATGGATAAAGAAACATGGTTAGGAGCTAATGAAGCTATGAACATGGGTTTAGTTGATGAGGTTGTTGCAAGCGTAAAAAAATACAAAATTAGTAAATCAGAAAGCCTTATCAATATGGCTATAATTTATAATAAAATCATAAATAAACCAAACATGGAAAAAATACAAAATGTATTGAAACTATCCAATGAAGCAAGCGAAGAAACTATTGTTTCAGCTATTGAAGAAAAGGATATTAAAAATGCTGAGTTACAAGCAGAAGTTGATAGATTAAAAGCTATTGTTGATGCGAATGAAGCAAAAGAAAACGAAGCTAAAGAATTAGCGTCAAAAGAATTAGAAACTAAAGCTATTGAATTAGTTGAAAATGCTATTAAAGCAAAAAAGATTTTAGAAACTGAAAAAGATTCTACTATTGAAATGGCTAAAAATAACTTTGAATTTGTTTCTAATATGATTAGCAAAATTAATAATGTTAAAGATGCTGTAAAGGTATTTGAAGTTAAAAATGTAGCTAATAACGAAGAGCGTAGTGATTGGACTATTAGAGATTGGGAGAAAAAAGATCCTAATGGATTAGTTAAAATCAAAAACGAAACTCCAGAAATTTACACTGAAATGTTTAATCAATTCTATAAAAAATAAAAACAACATGAAAAAAATCCTATCATTATTAGCATTTGTAGCAGTATTATCTGTTAATGCTCAAACATCTAAAGTAATTAACTACCCATTTGGTGCAGCTCAAACTTTTACAGCAGCAGCATCTGGAACAGTTGTAGTTACAGTAAACAATCAAATGTCTGTTATGTCAGCTCCTACTTTAACAGCAGCAGCTACATTAAGTCTTACAGCTTCTAGTAATTTAAAAGCAGGTGCAATTTTATTAGTTGCAGTTAAAACTACTTCAACTGAAGTTACAACTTTTGCAGGTTCGGTAGTTGCTCCAGCAGTTACAGGAGTTGCAGGTAAAACTTGGACACAAGCATTTTTATACAACGGCACTAATTTTTATCCAATGGGTGTTAAACAACAAGTAGACTAATAAATAAAATAATAAAAAAAACAATAAACTTAAAAACTAAAAATCATGGCATTAGACAGAGAACAATGGTTATCAGATATTCAAGAGAACCTTTTCAAAAACAACGCAATTATTAATCGTGCAGTAAATCACGATGGATTCGTAAACTACAAAACAGTTCACGTTCCACAAGCTGGAGCAAATCCAACTATTACAAAAAACTTAGGTTCATTCCCTGCTACAATTTCACAAAGAACTGATAGTGAATTAACTTATTCAATGGACACTTACTATGTAGAACCTATCCATATTGAAAGAGGTCAAGAAACATCTTATATCTCTTATGATAAACGTATGAGTGTTTTAAACCAACAATTAAATACTTTAGACGAGGTTATTACTAACCACTGTTTATATAAATGGGCGCCTGCTGGTGCTGGTACTTTTGTTAAAACAACTGGCTCTGCTGTAACTTCTGCATTAGCTCCATCTGCTACATCTACACGTTTAGCAATTACTTTAGCCGATATTTTATCTGCAAAAGGAATTTTAGATGCTGCAAACGTACCACAAGAAGGACGTATTTTATTAATGCCATCCTCTATCTATAACGGTCAGTTATTAGCTATCCAAGACGTTTACAGAATGGATTCTTATGGTCAATCTGCTTTACCTTCAGGTGTTGTTAACCGTATTCATGGGTTTGATATTATGATTCGTTCAACAGTAGTTGTTTATGATAATACAGCTACTCCAGTATTAAAAACAGTTGCAGATGGTACAGGCGCACCTAGTTCTCCTGCTTCAACTGATAACTTAGCTTGTTTAGCTTATCATCCTTCATTTGTTGCAAAAGCAAAAGGAAGTGCGGATGTATTTGTTGATGAAAATAATCCTGCTTATTATGGCTCTATTTTATCAGCTTTACAAAACTTTGGAGCTTCTAAAATACGTACATCTCAATTAGGAATTGTAGCTATCGTACAAGCAAACTAATATAAACTTTAAGGGTGTGGAACTAAAAAGCCACACCTTTATTTAAAACCCCTTAAAATGGATTTAATACAAGCAAAAGAATTGGTTAAACATGATTTTGATAATTACAAAATTATTGTAGTAACTAGTAAAAAAGCTGTGTTTTTCTTAGAGAATGAAAACGAACTTTCAAACTTAGAAGAATACGCAAAAAACAACAACTTAGAATTATTTGTTGTTAAAAATGAATCTTCAAAAGTTGAAGAACCAAAAAAGAAAAAATAACAATTTAAAATATTATAAATGGCAAACGACGTTATATTTAACAAGGGACAAGGCGGTTTAGGTAGACCATTAGCTGGAACAGATTATATATCTGGAGCTTTATTCTACTCTGCTACTTTGCCAAGTGGATTTGGAGCATCTGATAGAATTAAAGTAATTTATTCTGTTGAAGATGCTGAAAATCTTGGAATATTAGATGATTCATCTGATGCAACAGCTAGTACGGCAACTGATTTATGTACTACTAAATTTACAGCAGGTGATACTTATAAATTAACTTGTGCTATTATTGATAGTACAAATCCAACTCCATCTAAATCTGCTAATGGTACGGTTACTTTATGTAATTTTACAGCAGTTACAGCAGATGCGGTTTCAACTTCAACAAGTGCAACTAGAATTGCAGCAGAGATTAACTTAGGAACTCCAACACATGGATTTAGTGCAGTTGCAAATACAGCAACAGTAACTATTACAGCTCCAAAAAATCAAGGCGTGTTTTTAAATAGTGGAACTCCTTATGTAAGAACATTAACAGGTGCTTATGCTGGAACTTTAACTCAAAATGTAGTAGCTGGTGTATCATCTGAAATAGATATTATGCACTATCATATTTCTGAGTTCTTTAGAATACAACCAAAAGGTAAATTATATGTAGGTGTTTATGCTACTGCCGATGCTACAACTTTTGCAAGTGTAACAACTATGCAAAACTTTGCACAAGGTGAAATTAAGCAATTAGGTATTTATCAAAAAACTACTCCATTTGCTACAAGCCAAACTACAACTTTACAAGCGGTTTTAGATGCTTTAGAAACTAATCATAAAACTATTTCATCTGTTGTTTATCAAGCTGAAATTAGTGGAACAGCTGATTTAACAACTTTAGCAAACTTAAAACTATTAAGTAATAAAAATGTAAGTGTTGCAATCGGTCAAGATGGAGATAATTTAGGTTTTAAATTATTTAAAGCAACTGGTAAAAGTATTGGTAGTATGGGTACTCAATTGGGTGCTATCGCCTTAGCAAAAGTAAACGAAAGCATTGCATGGGTAGCTAAATTTAATGTAGCTGCTGCTGAATACGATGTTTTAGCATTTGCTAATGGAACTTTATATACATCTTTATCAGATGGAAGTATTGTAAACTTAGAAAACTTTGGTTATAACTACGTTAAAAAATATGTAGGATTAACAGGTTCTTATTTTACAAAACCAAATACATCTATTGCTTTAACTTCTGATTATACTTATGTGTATAACAATAGAGTAATTGATAAGGCTATCAGAGGATTAAGAGCTGCTTTATTACCTAGTTTAGCTAGTCCATTAGTAGTTAATGCAGATGGTACTTTATCTGAAGATACAATAGGATTTTTTAACTCACTTTGTGATAGAAGTTTAGAAGTAATGCAAAGAGATTTTGAATTATCTGCTTTTAGCGTAACTATTGATCCATCACAAGATGTATTAACTGATAATGAATTAACAATAGCTGTAAAATTAGTACCAGTAGGTGTAGCAGATACAATTACTGTAAATATTGGTTTTGCATTAACAATTTAAAATATATTAAGACATGGCATATCCAATAGTACCGTTAATTAACGGCAAATCTTACGAGTGGGCAGATATAATTGTGAACGTTTTAGGTTTACCAATTATAGGTATCACTAATATTGAATACGAAGAAAAGCAAGGTATGGAGAATATTTACGGGGCTGGACGTTTTCCAGTGTCTCGTGGATATGGTAAAATTGAACCTACTGCAAAAATGACTATTTTAATGGAAGAATTAGAGAATATCCAAACGGTAGCCCCACAAGGTCGCATTCAAGATATTCCTGAATTTGACATAGTAGTTATGTATGTAGATGCTGCATTAATTACTCGTAAACACGTTTTAAAGAACGTTCGTTTTATGAATAATAAAAGAGCTTCATCAAGTGGGGATACTTCAATACCAGTAGAATTAGAATTAATTATTTCACACATTCAATATTTATAATTTAATTTTGTATATTTGCATAACCTTAAAAAAAAGTTATGAAAACAAGACAAGAATTAGATTTAGAATTTGAAAAATTAAAACAAACGAATGGTAAAGTAAGAGAAATGGTTGTTTATTTAGACACAGATGATGAGGATAAAACAGCAACTATTTTTCTTAAAAAACCAGATAAAAGTACACGTTCTTTAGTAAATAAATTAGTATCTCAAGATAAGTTTGATAGAGCTGTAGTAGCTTGTTTAAACGCTTTATATATCGGTGGAGATGAATTAAAATTAGTTACTGAAAATGATGATGCGTTTGAAAGTGCAGGATTAGGAGTGGTGGAATTATTGAAAGTTCAACAAGCAACTTTAAAAAAAAATTAGAATTTTATAAAAAAGAAATAGAAGCGGATGAGATAGCTAGAAATAATGCACTTATCCGCTTTTATTATAAAGTTAATCCAGAAAAACTATCAGATAGCCAATGGGCTAAAAGAGTAGCAGAAATGGATTATTGTTTAAAATACAACGGAACGAGAATAGAAAAAGAAGATGGCGAGTAACAACCTAGAATATACACTAAGACTAAAGGATTTATTTAGTAAAACAATGCAGGGTGCTGCAAAAGAAACTGCTAAGTTAGATAGTGGATTAAAAAAATCAACTCAAAGATTTGCTGATTTAAGAAAAGCTGCTGAACAAATGCAAAAACAAAGCGAAAAGGCTAGAGTTGATGCTATAATAAGCGCAAAAACTGGTCAAAGTGCTTTTAGTAAAATGGGAACAGCTGCTATGGTTGGATGGGGTATTGCAGGAGCTAGCGTAATGTCTTTTGGTAAAGCAGTAGTAGAAAGTTTAAAAAATTATGAGTATTTTCACGCTAGTTTAAAAACTATGCTACATGGTAACGAAAATGCAACCGCTTCTTTAGAAAGTCAATTAATTAAATTAGCAGC